CTGGGTATAGAAAAACAAGCAACTGGTGAAAATGCTGGTACTTGGGGAACAAAAACAAATACTAATTTAGAAATCGTAGAACAAGCAATTGGTGGAACAGCTTCACAAGCCGTGTCTGATTCTGGAGATACAACTCTTTCAGTATCTGATGGTGCAACAGGTGCAACTCTTGCACACAGAGTTATAGAATTTACCGGATCATTAACTGCATCTAGAAATGTTACAATACCTTTAGATGTTCAACAACTTTACCTTTTAAAAAACGGAACCTCTGGATCACAAAACGTTGTATTTAAATATGCAACTGGATCAGGAACTTCAGCTACTATTGCAAATGGTAAGACTATTTTAGCATATGCAAAAGCAGATGATGGCACTAATCCAAATATTGTTTCTGTTGAGTTTGGGGGAGACGTCGTGGATGACACTACACCACAATTAGGTGGTAATTTAGATACTAATTCTTTCATGATTGATTTTGATGATGATCATGGAATTAGAGACGAAAATGGCAATGAACAGCTACAATTTCAAACAACAGCCTCTGCAGTCAATCACTTTGATATAACAAACGCTGCAACTGGCAATAGCCCTACTATTTCAGCAGTTGGTGGAGACTCTAACATAGACCTTACTTTAGTACCAAAAGGCACAGGAGTTGGTAAATTAACTAATGCTAATGGCACTAGTTCTACACAAAAAATAACAACAGACGGAAAAGCTATTGCATTGTCTTTAGTTTTCGGATATTAATTTAAAAGGAGATTAAAATATGGCAACACCAAATCTAGCTAACGTCGCAACGATTACCCCTAAGAATGCTATGGGTACTTTAGCAGACACAAACAGAACTACAATGATCGATGTTCCTGCAGAAACTGCAGTTAGAATTGATTCAATATTATTAGCAAACATTGATGGAACTTCTGCTGTTGACGCAACAGTAGAAATTAGTAACGACAATGGTTCAACTTATTTTAAAATTGCAAGCACAATTTCAGTGCCTGCAGATTCAACATTAGATTTAATTAGCAGACCAATTTATTTAGATGAAACAGATTTGATCGCTGTAACAGCGGGTGCTGCCAACGATTTAGCATTTCATGTTTCATATGTTGAATTAGTAGATTAATTTTAAGGAGGAAAGATAACAAATGCCAAGAATTATAAAACCAGCAAAAGGAACTTTTACAGCTGCAAATATTACAGTTGACTCATCTGGAAGAGTAGTTACTGCTGCTTCTGGAGCAGCTGCAGCAAATATGATTTTAACTAAAATCCACACAGCACCTCAAAGTGGGGCACAAAGCAATCACGTGACATCAGCTAACACTAACAAAATGCACGTATATTTACGTGGCGGTGGTGGCGGCGGTGGCGGCGGCCAACAAGGGGGTAGAGGAGGATTTGGAGGATTTGGCGCGTTTAGTGTGCCTGTTTCTTCAGCTCCAGCGACTGTGCCTTTTGCTATAGGAGCAGGAGGTGGACAACTACCAGATCCAAATAGCCCAGGAGATACTGGTGGAACTACTACTTTTGACTCTAATCACAATGCTTTAGGTGGAAATGGAGGTGGAAGAGGACCTAGTCCTGGAAACCCGGGAACCATGGGTAATGTGGGTCCTAATGCAGTAGCAAACTATGGATCACCTAGTTCCCCTATGACTGAAGCACAATTTGTTTACACAGCATTCGGTGGAGGAGTAGGCACTCAAGATGTTGGCGGCGGCAATGACACTACTGATTATTCATTTCCTGGAGTTGGGGGTAAAAGAGCCGGCAGTGGTAGACAAGGAATGGCCTTGGTTTATGAGGACATAGGTTAATGGCTAAATTAGTTTTCAAGAATGTCGATAATATTGAGTATGGTTATTTTGTGGGTGCGTTTAACACTGACCAAGATTTAACTTATTTAATTGGAAATCCAAATGCAATTAATGAATATAAATCTTTTGATATCACGGAAGATGAATATAATGGTTTTTTCGATGGATCAAAAACTTTTGAAATTTCAAATAACGCTCCTGTATTTAAAGATCTCACGCTATCTTCTGAAACTGTTTCAGAGGATGAGTTTAAAGAACAATATGATAATTTTAAAAAAACTTTAGAAGATAAAGTAGAACATAGAACAAACCACTCAAAAATAGCGGAGGCTCAATCTTGTTTAAATTATTTAAACAGTCTTGATTTAAGTGCTTTAACTTATCCACATGTTAATTTATACAAAAAATTAAAAGACGAAAATAAATTTGTTGGTTTATCAGCGTTTTAATTAATTTACTTTTAATTTTTAACGTGTAAAATATAGAGTATGAAAGAGAATAAAATTAAATTTATATACGGTAATCATGAACACAGAGAATTATCTAAAGATATTCACCCCATTCCAGCTAAATTAAACGTGCCTGATTGGTATAAAGAATTAAAAACTTCTCGAGAATATGTAACCATAAAAAGCTGCATACCTTTTTTAGATACTTTAATATCTGGATACATTTTAAAAATGCCTCAAGATTTGTATATTAAACATAATTACATGAATGAAGATAATAAATTAGACTCGTCATTTAGATTTTCTCTTCACAATGTTAACCCTGACATGATTCATGCTAGTGGAATAAACTTAAATACACAAAATAAAGAAACCCACTCAATTAAACAAGTAGGAGATAAATGTCCTTTCACTAGTAAAAATAAAAATTTACCTTTTTATAAAATTCTTAATCCTATGATAATAAAAACACCTCCAGGATATTCTTGTTTATTTGTATCTCCTTTGAATAATAAAGATGATAGGTTTGAAATAATATCTGGAATTGTGGATACTGATACCTATGAAAATTTTATAAATTTTCCAATCGTTATTAATGGTGATAAATACCCTAATTTAGAAACAACAATAGAGAGAGGGACTCCTTATGTCCAAATAATTCCTTTTAAAAGAGACGATTGGAAAATGGAGATAGGATCTAAACGAGTAAATGTTGCTTTAACTAGTTTAACAATTTTAAGAAAAATATGGAATAATTATAAAACTTTTTTTTGGAAAAAGAAAAAATGGAATTAGAAAGATTTATAAAAGTTTTTGATAATACTATGGAACCAAGAATTATTGGTAGTTGTTTAAATTATTTAAACACATTAAATTTTATGGATGAAAAAATTATAGGATATGATGGGGAAAGTTATGTTAACAAAGATGTGAGAAGCACACAGGGTTGGTATTTTGAATCAGGAACCATGACAGATATTCATTGGCGAAATTTTTGGACATCTAATTTTAGAAGATTATTTTTTGAATATAAAAAATTTTACGATATATATACAGACATTGAATGTGAAGAAATTAAAACCCTAGCTGTATTAAAATATAAAGAGGGAGATTTTTATATTCCACATTCTGATAGTCACAATAGTTGTCCAAGAACTTTAAGTTTTATATATTTTTTAAATAATGATTATGAAGGTGGGGAGTTAGTTTTTCATACCCCAGATAGAGCTTTAAAAGAAAACATTATAATTAAACCAGCTCCAGGGAGATGTGTTATATGGCCTTCTAATTTTATGTATCCTCACTCTGTAAAAGAGGTAACGAAAGGAACAAGGTATGTTTTAGTATCATGGATGGCATAAAAGATTTTAAATATAAATTAATACCTAAATTGTTAGATGAAAAAGAAATTTTTTTATTAAAAGAGTATTGTAAAAATAAACATATAAATAATCAAAATAATTTTGATTTAATACAAAATAACTGTGGAGATACTTATTATTATAAAGACCCATTAATGCAAGTAATATTAAAATCTAAAAAACAAATTATAGAAAAACAAATAGGGTTTGAATTAAATGAAACTTATACATTTTGGAGATGTTATACTTATGGTGCTGAGTTGGTAAAACACACTGATAGACCCTCTTGTGAAATAAGTGCAACAGTTTTTATTGATTCAGATAAATTAGATTGGCCTATATTTATGGATGGAAAAAGTTTTCTTTTAAATAAGGGAGATGCTGTGATTTACAAAGGTTGTGACATAGAACATTGGAGAAAACCTTTTCACGGAGATTATCATTTGCAAGTTTTTTTACATTATGTTGATAAAAAAGGTAAATACGCAGATCATAAAGGAGATAAAAAAAAATGAGAATAGTAATGTTTAAAAATGGGGATGGAGCTCTTCAATTTACAGAACAAGAAGCAAAAATATTAGCTAAGAAAAAACAATTAATTTTTCCTGCAGAATCTATGTCTAGCCTTGCTAATCAATTAGTTCACGTAGGATTTAACATAGCGGATAAAATACCAGAAAATAAACAAAAAGCTTCTAGTGGTTTTGATCATATCTCAACAAAAAATGAAAAAAAAGTAAAAAGAAAAGTAAAAAAAAGTAAATAGTGTATAAAGATAATATTTTAGATAAAAGGTTTGCTGATGAATTGTATTGGCTTTTATTAAACACACCTTGGCATGCTAGGAATATAGCGAATAGAAACACATACCCATATGGAGATGAGGGATCACATTTATTTTTAGGTAAACAAATATTCTGGAAAGAAAATGAATACGATATTTATTCTGAAGTTAATAAACAAGATATGTTTAAATTTATAGATTTATTTGAACATTTGTGTAATATTTTTAACATAAATTTAAAACTAAAAGACATATCCGCAAACCTACAATTTTTTGGTCAAGACGGGACTTTTCACACAGACGGTAATGCAAAAGAAACTGTATTTATTTTAATGTTGTGTAATAAAACTTTAGACCCAGATATTGGTGGAAATTTTATAAACCAGGATACAAATGAAGATATATCTTTTAAACATGGAAGAGTAATTACGTTTAAGGCAAACAATAAACATAAAGGTCTAGCTTTTAATAAACCTTATATTCCAAGAATATCTATAAAGTTTGTAGGAGAGTAATATGTATCAAAGATACGAAGATATAAATGATAAAAAAGAGGGGAGTTACAAATCAATATTTTCAACTCCAGTATGGATTAAAAATATAGAGCCAGAAAAATTAAATTTAAAAAGCACTAATTTTAAACATCATTTTTTAAGTGATACTTTATCTTCTTATAGCTATGATGATAATGACAATCAAATGACGGTTACAGGAAAAGAATATTTAGAGAATATTATATTAGATTGTTTAAAAGATTTTAAAATTATTAAATGCCGTGTTGTTCAAATATGGAGAAATATATACGATGATGATTTTCAAGAGAGACATCATCATGCAAACTCTCATTTTTCTTTTACTATTTATGAAAAACTATCAAAACCACAAACTATGTTTTATCACCCTGCACATGATATGATTAATGCAACTGGTATAAATAATATAATTTATCCATATTGTTTTCCAGAGGTCAAACAAAATCAAATGATATTATTTCCAAGCTATTTGGATCACATGGTGCTTCGATCTAAAAATTCTATAACGATTAGCGGAAACATAAAAATATGAAATTTTTGTCTGTTAGAATCGGAGAACACGATTCTAATGTAACATACACAGATGGTGTTAATATAAAATATTTTAAACCAGAAAGACAAAATCAAATTAAACACTATGCATATGAAGATATAATCTCATGGTTAGGGTCATCTGCTTTTTTAAATTTTAAGATAAATGAAATAGATGGCATAGCATTAATATTAGATTCATATGCTTTTAATTGGTTAGGAGAGGATGAGGGTAAATTATATAAAAACATAAACATACCTTTTGAACCTTTTACAAGTTTAAAGTGTCCAATATTTAAACTTGATCATCATTATGCACATAGTCTTTCTAGTTGGATGTTGACGGATAAATCTACAGTTGACATGGTATTAGATGGTTTTGGAGATAAATATAGAACATGTAGTGTGTTTCAAAATAATAAATTAATACAATCATACACAAAAGAAAATGGCCTACATTCTTTTGGGATAGCACTTCAAGACTTTGCATGTGCTTTAAAAGTGCAAGGTTCAAGCCAAGACCTTTCAGGAAAAATAATGGCTTTACAATCTTTTGGCAAAGTAGATAAAGATTATTTAAAATATATATCTCAATTTAATTTACAACAAAGTAATAAAATATTAGACTTTGAAAACTATGTTAAAATAAAAGGAAGCCGTATTGTTGCAAATCATACTTTTATTAATTTTGTTAAAACTGTGCATTTTTACATAGAAAATATATTTCCAAAATTTTTTAATAAATATTGTAATTTAAATGATGTCATAACTTATTCTGGAGGTGTTGCTCAAAACGTGTGTATTAATACTAAACTTAAGAAACAATATCCCAATATTATTATTCCGCCACATTGTGCAGATGAAGGTTTAAGTTTAGGAGGCGTAGAGTTTTTAAGAAAACATTTTGAACAACCAAAATTTAACACAACTAATTTTCCATTTTGGCAAACAGACATTATTCCTGAAACATTGCCCTCGGACCAATTAATAAAACAAACTGCACAGGAGTTGGCTCAAGGGAAAATAATAGGTTGGTATCAAGGGCATGGTGAAGTTGGACCAAGGGCTTTAGGTAATAGATCCATATTAATGAGTCCTGAAATTAAAAATGGTAAATCTATATTAAATAAAAAAGTAAAACACAGAGAAGATTATAGACCTTTTGCTGCCTCTATAAAATTAGATAAAATAAAAGATTATTTTGATTGGGAGGGAGAGAGTGAATTCATGTTATATAGTGTTAAATTTAAAGACAAAATATTTGATCCTATTGCACATATAGATGGCACAAGTAGAATACAAACTGTAAAACCAAACCATGAGTATTTTTACAAATTATTAGATGAATTTGAAAAACTTACAGGGCTACCAATGCTTTTAAATACATCCTTAAATGATAATGGTAAACCCATAGCTGGCAAACCTAAAGATGCGTTTGCTCTTTTAAAGCACTCTGACCTAGATTATTTGATTGTGGGAGATTGTATTTACAGAAAATAACCATGTTGATTTATGAGGCTTTTGGCTATAGTATCTAACCCTTTACTTAAATAGGTATTTTATGTTACAAAAAGTAGGATTTCAGCCAGGTATCAATAAACAGATCTCAGAAACCACAGCAGAAGGCCAGTGGGTTGACTGTGATAATGTTAGATTTAGGTATGGCACACCAGAAAAAATAGGTGGTTGGAATCAGTTAGGTGGTCGAGGATCAAATGAACTAACAGGTGCGGGTCGAGGTATGCACCATTTTATAAATAGTTTATCTAGAAAATATTCAATTATTGGTACAAATAGAATTTTATACGCTTTTTCTGGAGGTGTGTTTTATGACATACATCCTATTAAAACTACAACAACGCTTACAAATGCATTTACCACGACCAACGGATCACCAATTGTTACAGTAACTTTCAGTACATCTCATGGTATAAATCCACAAGATATAGTTCTATTAGATAATTTTAGCTCGGCAACTAATTCTAATTTTTCTTCAAGTGATTTTGATGATAAAAAATTTATGGTAACTAGTGTACCAACATCAACAACAATTACCATCACACTTGCATCTAATGAATCTGGATCAGGAGCTACAACTTCTGGTGGTATTAGAGTTCAACATTA